GTTGGAACTCTTCTTCATACACACTCTTCAAGAGTTGTATCCGTTCTGGCGCTCTTTTCATAGCGATATAATACGCCAGCCCCGCCACCATGCAGGGGTAAAAACGAAACGGCATGTCCGTTGTGTTTACCAATGCATCGGCGTCCTCAATCCTTTGCACATAATAATAAACCAACTGGTCTGTGGAGTTTTCCGGAACAGCCCAAAGGTTTATGACAGGTAAAATCTGCCTGTCAAAATAAAACTGGCTTGGCCTGCCTTGCGTAGTTTTATTAGGAAGAGTGGCGTACTCCCCCCGACTAATCCGTTCCACCTCAAAGTCTGTGTTGTTACGCCTAAGAACAATCTCCAAAACATCTACAACATCAGCCGTTAGCGTCTGAGCAGACTGCCCTTGCGTCAAAGTTATAGTAGCTTGCGCCACGGTCCACATGTTGATGCCACGGTTTGCCCAATCAGCAAACATCAGGTTCAAAGACCTACGAGCGGTACGAGCATCGTAGCCAGTGCGGACCTCTAATCCACAACGTTCATACGCTTCCTCAATAATTTCCCCAACATCAATGTTGAAATCTCTGGAACCAGAAGTAGCCATGATTAATACAACTTCGGTGATTGATTGGTTTTAGTCATAACACAGCCGCCGTTTTTATAGCCTATGTTTTGCAAGGCTTTCTTGGCATTTTTGTTTCCGCCGTCCGCTTGTTTCCGCAACGCTTTAATCCCTGCATTGGGTGCTTCAACATCTCCACCCTCACCGAACTTTCGCAATACAGGGCGCAACGACTTAGTTAAACCCTTACCATCAAAGTTCTTGTCTGGGTTAGGTGCTGGCGTAATGCCCGACTTGTTAGACCGCCTTGAAGGAGGAGGACTGCTGTCTTCAGGCTTTACTGCTCCAGAATTATATGTACTACCACCTCTATTTTTAGACTTTCCAAGCGTGGTTTTTCCGGGCAAGTCTGAAGTATCTAAAGACATATATGTTGGATTTGTTTGCCCTTTGGTTCGTAAGTCAACATTATCATAGTCCGCAGAAGCATAGTTCCTTCGCGTTTCAGCTAACGTTTTAGCCCTGTTTGCGGCTGTTTGTTTCTTGTCCGCCTCCGCCGATTTAAAATCATCGGGAGACCGTGCCTCTCGTATGCGTTTTCTCCGCGCTGCGTCTGCCTTTGTTTTTCCTGCAATACGACTAGCCATTGTCTTTCTCCTTAAAACTGACGAACAGCGCCCTTGGTGCTCTTGCGCCTAGATTCCATTACTTGTCCGCAGCCTTTCGCGACCGCTTCGCCTTCTTTGACCTCACCGTTGTAGGGCCTTTTGACTTGTCCCCCAAGGGTATAGCCTCTGACTTTGGCTTTCTTAGTGTTACTGACAACGGTTTTTCCTTTTGCTCCAGCTTTTTTCTTTTTTCTTGCAGTCGCCGCTCTATCTTTTTTAGAAAGAGAACGTGCTTTAGCCGCTGGAAGGCATCGGTCAGGGTTCTTCTTGTCCTTCGAAGTACCGCATGGACCCTTGATTTTACCATCAGTTCCTATCCTCACCCACTTCTGGTCACGCCATTTCTTTAACGCACCCATTACGCTTTCTTCTTCTTCTTGCCCTTCGCACCTTTTGCGTAATTAGGGTCTTTGCAATACTTCGATGCAGCCATGTTTGCATACGCCGAAGGATACGTGTCAAAAGTCCTCTTCGCCCAAGCTTTTCCTGCAGGGCAAATCTTACTGCCCTTGGATTTAGGAGAAGCCCTACCACCTCTTTTGTAGTAGGTAAGGCCCCTTGGTTCTTTGCTAGGAGACTTGGAAACCTGTTGTTCCATCTGTGACCGAGACATTGCCATTTAACATTTCCACCTTTTCCGTGCTTGACGCAAACGACTGTTAGGGTCCTTAGCCGCCTTTGGAAACTTCTTCATCTGCCCTGCAGAACGAGCGCAGAATGACTTACGGCGCTTGGCGTCCTTGCTGCCCTTCTTGACCTTACCCGTCACCGCAGTCTTTAGCTTAGACCCCGGGTTCTTTTTGCGGTACGCCGCAACTCCAGCCTTGGTCATTCCCGCCCCAGACTTTGTGGGACGAAAATTCTTTTTATTGCGCTTCGGCATTTTATCCGAGCGACTAGCCATACTCTTTTCTCATATCAAGTATGATGGTGTATGTGTCTGCACTTGTATGACCAACTGTTGTGAACATCACATCTCCGGTCTTTCCAGAGCCGGAGTTGTTAGTCAAACCACCAAATACACTGTATTCATGATTGCCGCTTTGGTTTTCGCCTAGCTCAATACATAGAACATCGGTTGTTGCATCCCAAAGAATTTGAACTTTCATGCCGATGCACTGCCACCAGATTCGTTCTATCACAACGCCAGTACAAGCACTGCCGTCCAAACCCGTAGTCAGTGCAGAAACATCAACCTTCTTAACTGCCGATTCTCCGGAACCATCTGAGATGTTCGTAAACTTTTGAACAACCCTTTTAGTTCCGTCGAAAAGCGTCTGTGTAGCTACAGCATCTGCCATATCACGCTCCTATTTATGCGATTTGCACATACTCAATGATGAACGTAAACGAACCCGCAGTGGTAGCGTCAACCGTATTGGTGATGTTACAGTAGATTGTACGTTCCGCAGAAGTATATTGAGGCGATACGGGAGCCGTTGCTGCGTTTTGAGTAGTAGCAACCAAGGTGGTAGTTGTTACGTTACCTATGACAACCGTTGTACCACCATCTAATATCTCATCTGCGATAGCCGCAACAATTTGTGCGCCAGAGCTAGAAGTTCCAACCTCATAACCAATATCACCTGTGCCGATTACGGGCGAAGTATCACAAAAGATTTTAATGTTTGTGATGATTGTGTTTGCTGGTTGCGTAAACTCACCAATGGTCGGACTATCGCCTGCGGTGGTGTTTACAGTAACACCTGTCGCATAACCAACGTGCTTTACATACTTGTTAGTAACAATACCAGTAGACGCGGTGCTTGCCACAGTAGTAATTGCGCCCGTAGTAGCGTTCTTAGAAACGACTTGGAATCCGCCCTCGGAACGAACCGGACCCGAAAAAGTTGTATTAGCCATTATGATCTCCTGTCTTGGCTATTGTCAGACGCACCTTGCGTCTGTCAGGGATGACAGAAGGATACACAACCTTTTGACAAAAAGAAAGAGGCGATCCGAAGACCGCCTCAGTTGAGCAGGGAGGGTGTGATTTCCTGCGTCTACAGTAACACAGGTTACGCTCCGGGGGAACCGAAGATACAACGTGGGTCTGAGAACCCAAAGCTGTAACGCTCACGCGCCTTGAAGCGCATGTTACCTGTGTCGAAGTCTGCTTCCATGTTGGTGGAAAGAGCGGTGCGTTCAAAGTGAATCATACCACGAGGAGCGTCAGTCATGATGAAGAACGCATCTGGGTCCGTTAGGAAGTCGTTAACGGCAAAACCGTTAGGCAACATACCCATCGAACGGATGGCGTTCGTATCATTATCCGCAGTGCCAACGCGAAGGTTAGACACCATCAGGCGCTCTGCAACGAACTGCAGTTGACGTGGGATAAGAAGCTTCAAACCCCGAAGAGCAACCTTCAGTCCACGCTCATCAACAAAACCAGCGATGTTGATCAAGGCATCTTCAAGAGATGTCTCATTCAAATCAGCGGCTGTCGAAGGCTCGTTAGCAAATGTGCCACCGTTCGTTAGAGGGTGAGACGCATCGCACAAAGCAACCCCATCACCACCAGCACTAGCGCCAGCGGTAAATGCATTGTTAAGAACCGCAGCGGCCTTAACTTGCTTAGTGTGTGCCATTGAACGAGCCAACGCACGAGTATACCGCGAACCAAGACGATCATAGAGATTGTCTTCGATTGCTTCCTCTGTGATAGAGAACGCAAGTGCGATAGTTTCGTGGTTGTAACGAGCAGTGTATGCTTCGTTAGCATCGTCAAACGATACGTTAGAACCCTCCGCCTTAGTAGGCGCAGCGCCAAATCCACTCAACATAACTTCCTCCTCGAACGCTCTGTCCGATGATTCCGTTGTGTAGATTTCCGCGTGTTGGTTTTCGTAGCGGTCGTACTCCATTCCAAACAGAGCGTTTAGTCCGGGTTCTAGCTCTTTCGCTAGTTGTGCGCGAGAAATAGCCATTTTCTAAACTCCTTATACGCCTGTCGTGGAAACAGTACCAGCCGCAATAGAACCCGTAGGCGCATTGAAGTGGTTGTTAATACGAACGATTAACGGGATACCAGCCGCAGTAAAGTCGCTGTTATCTGGGTCATCCATGATGCCCATAATACGCAACGCCAATGTGTTGGTGGTGGCGATGGTATTTAAATCAGCGGTTGCTGAAGAAATACCAGTGGTGGTTGAACCGCTGTTGCCTGTCGCAAACGCAATGTTTGCAAAGACCGCCGCACGAACTTCAGCCTCAGTGTTTGCCGCCGACACAACGTTAGACGTTGCAATGGTAAACAGTTGTGCTGGGTTATCGTACAAGAACGCCTTTACAGGGAAGTTTGAATCTGCTCCTGATCCGGGCCAATAGTTAGAAAAAATCTTTTCACCAGTGGTCGAAGAAACATACTCACATCCATTAAAGACGCCAGCGATTGAGACGTTACCGCCAGCCGCAGCTTGCAGATCGTCAATGACCCCTCCAGCAAGCGGGATAACCGCCATGCCTTGAAAGATCGGGTTACTATTGTCCGAAGCTATCCGATACTCGGTTGTACCAGTGGTGTTAGCAGCGGACCCTAGAATGCCATACGGACGTAGCCCGAATGCTCCATTTGAATTTGCCATAATAGCAATCCTCTAAGTTTAGTCGGAGTCTCTGCGTGAGCCTCCGAACGATACACGACTCTGCCGACTATTAGATATCGGCATTGAAGGATGTTGCTCCTTCATTAAATCCTGATCGACAGCTACCATCTGTTCGCGGGTCCGGTTCCCGTAGTACGCGGATCGTTCGTCGATAGTCTCGGCAGGTATACGACAAAGCATTAGTCCGCCTTGCCCAATTACTCCTTCATACTTCCCGTCATCAATAACAGGAGCCTCATAGTTTGGATATTCGTCAGAACGAACAGGCTCCCATCCCTCGCGTAGCTTGGCATGGACGTTCATCTTATCCTCTTCGCCGCGCATTGCGACTCGTATCCAACGATGCACGTACCCCGGAGGGGCATCAGGTGCTTCTAGGTGGCTGGGCGGTGCCCAAGGTTTTCTGCGTGAACTTGTTTCACGAGTCTCGCTCTCACGAGGTTTTCGATTAGCCATGCTTTTAATCCTTCACATACTTAGCGTATTCTTCAAGCGGCACGTTTAAACGTTTCGCCATCGATATTTGTGACGGTGATAGCTTAACCGATTTGCGCCCCTGTTTTGCAGTGCTGCGGGATGCGGAAGCGCCAGCGGATGCGACCTGTGCTCCTCCCGTTTTGTTCGCCGTTTGAAACTTGTGCGGAAACTCCACACGTATACGGCGATCAACCTCACTATAGTAGTCATCACTAGTCGGGTCAAACCCTTCTTGCTCTACCATCTTTTGGTGTATTCCAAAAGCCGCATAGGTCATAACCTCATCAGCGCCAAACCAAGTGTTCTTCTCAGCCCAAGACTGTGCTTTTGGGTCCGGCTTTGCCGCAGGCTTCCCCTGTTGAGGAGCAGGAGCAGGAGTTGTGTTTTCTTCTTGAGCAACTTCTGTCTTATCAGACCGCTCTTTAGCTATACGCAAACGCTCTTGCTCAATGGCAATCTTGGACATGGCCTCTTGAGCCTCGACCATCTTATCCGCGTCACCCGTTTCATGAGCCTCTTTGAACACTCGTTTGGCTGCGTCCATCTGAGCTTCAACTCTACCGCCATACTCAGACAAGTATCCTTTGTCCAAATTCTGCATGCGGTTTTTAAGTTGCTTGTTCTCGTTCATAAGCTCTTGAGCAACGCGAGTAGCTTCTTGGCTAACGCGCTCCTCGTTTCGATACTTCTCCGTAAGCTTAGAGATGCGCTTCTGAACGTTTGCGCTATAGTTCTCAAGCTCCTCACCGTCTTCTTGCTTTGACGGCTCCGCCTCTAAAGGAAGTTCTGCCTGTTCCGGTTCTGTCTCCGGAACATCAATCTCTACCTCTACAGATTCTTCTTCGATAACAGCCTGTTCCTCTGCCATTGTTGCCTCCTATATATGCTTAATATCATCAGGTTCTAAAAGAGTGGCTATAACCTCGTCATCGTTAATGATGCGAACTTCACCGCCGTCTATCTTAAACCTAGAGCCGGAGTATCGGCCTATACAAACCCAATCACCCTCTTTACACCAAGGGTCCGCCTGCGTTCCAAACTTTGAAGGATCATCATATGCTAAGGGTCCAAGCTTTAAAACATAAGCAACCACAGTAGCCACAGCCTCTCGGTCCCTAACCTCATCAGGGATGTGTAAGCCTCCTGTGGTTTTGGTGGCCCCTTGATAGGGCATCACCAAAAGCCTCCAACCCGTGGGTTGAGGTAGCCTATCAAGAAGAGATTTATCTAAAAGGTCCGGATCAAGCACTCGGTCCTTGGCGTCAACATACGCGCCATCAACAATAGAAGGGTCCGAAGCATCGGCCTTCTTTTTGTTCATTTTTTGCGCGAGATGTTCAGGAAGAAATAAGGTCTTCGACATCTTCTGCGTTATTCTCCAGCAGGGTTTTTAGCTCTGATCGCGCATAGGAAAGTCCCCGTATCTCTCCCACCAAAGATTTATAATGCTCCCAATCTTTGGCAACATCATTCGCTAGAGCGTCCGCGAGTTCCTGTTCACGCTCTCGCAGCACCTTATACAAGTACGCAGCTAATGCAACACCGTCCATCAATCTTCCTGATACAAGTTATTGAATATCTTGTTTACGTCCAGAGTGTAATCAAGGTCAGACTTTGAGTAGTGTATTTGTTGAGATGGCCTGAAATCTGGCGCACCCTCCCCAACCTCAAACCACGCTGGATGCGTAACCCGAACTCTGTTGTTAGGTAACGCCACTATATTCCCTGTCCAATCTCCAGCATCCAATAGCTGGAGAACATGCGACTGCTTGTGTTGAGCAGGGTCATCAGCAATCTCACTTTCCGTATAGTCTACGGTAAATAAGTATTTCGCCGGATACATCTCTCCATCTATCTTCGCCATCCAAGGACAGGGGGTAGCTCTGTCCATAACGTAAACGGCATGATGATGTGACGAACAATCCCACGGTTGAGCATCATACGTCTGCATGGGATCAGGCCACTCCTCCAAAGGAATGTCCGCCACCAACGCAGTGATAGGCATTCTTGCCCACATTGCTCCGCCATGTACTGTGTCTTCTTCCTCGTCCTCTGCCTCGCAACCCGTGAAGATAACCTGAAAACTAAGACACCTATTCGGCATCGAAGTCACACCTATCACCATCGCATGCAGGAACTCTCCGTGGTACTGCTCATGATTATGAGTATACTCACGTCTCACCCATGCCTTAAAATAAGGCACGTTAGAATGTAAATAAGCCATGTGTTATTTAGCGCGACCGCCCTTTTTCATCTTTACTTTAGTGCGACCACCAACCTTCATACCCTTGGGTTTAGCGCGACCACCGACTCTCATGCCTTTAGGTTTCATCTTAGCGCGACCACCAGCCATCATCTTCTTTTTGTTTCCCGTTTTGCCACCGTTACGGTAACCCTTTTTCTTCATCGCCATGTCCGGCTCCCTAGATAAAAGTATATGTATTAGTATACAGGACTTTTCTCTGTGTCAATTTTCTTTGGCACACAATACGCAACAGCACGATCTTTAGCCGCAATACCGTGAGAACTGTATCTTTGCACCAGAAGTGAGGCCATCGCATTACAGTGATCCACACGGTAAAAATACATGTCTTCAACAACCAACTCTCTTGACGC